TAACATGCGGCGTGATTGGCATAGATTCTGGATCAGTAAAGCTGCGCTCGTCTAGTTCCGGCCCTTCGAAATGACACACTTCAACGATTGGGCGCACTGCTTTGTGCTTCATTCGTTCCCACAATTCAGCAGGCATAGGCGTAGGATTGCAGCAACAGGCTTTGCACTTAGGCTTTAGTTTATCACAGTCAAATCCCATTTTTAGCCTCGAATCCACAGAATGGACAAAATTTTATTGAACCAAATTCATATCTCCAATGGAAATATAATTTTCCATCGTCATGTTGCCTACAGCAATAATCATCGATACCACAATTGTGCAAGTTGAGAGAAATTTTCTCCTGAAAAGGGAATTTGAAGACGATTTGATGCTTATTTTCTGGGATACAGACCTCAGTTTTCGCACACATACAGCAGATCATCTGGCTACCGCAATCTTTGCATCTCTCGACGTCGCACATCTCTGCGTGTTCTTGGCCCTTTAAATGCCCGCAGCCCCAACATCTCCCATCGTCCCTATATTCCCAGTGTTCAATGACTTTTGGGTCTTTCCAGTCCAGATTAGGGTCATTCCAATTAAACTCCATCTTTTGGCTTCTCCGTATAAACCCATCTCATATCCGTCTCTGTCTCTAAAAACTCTATGGAAGCTAGAGCGATCGTCTTTGCCATATTCCAAAGAGAGGAACCTATTCGATTCTTGTCTGTTTCTGCTTTTAAGAGATTTAGAGAATTGATTAGATTTTCCCTAGCCAACTCCAAAAGAGGGTTGTCTGAGTGAGTTGTGAAGTCCATTATCTCTCCATTAATTTTTCAAGCTGATCGATTCGTTGTTCCATTGCCTTAATCTTCGCAATGAATTCAGGGGTCAGTAAAATCATGAGTTCTGCTTCACCGTTTTCGTCTGTCTGGCAGATAGTTTTCGTATAAATCAAGTCACCATGAAAACCTAAATTCATTATTTCTTCCTGTGTTCTTTAAACGCTCGTTTCATCATGTCGATTACTGCATGGAAGTGTTCATCATTATCGTAATTGGCCAGAATGCTCACGATCAGCGTAGCCATTGCGCTCACTCCCTGTGACTTGGTTACTTGGTTCACATCAAGGCATTCTAAAAGAAGTTCACATGATTTGTCTACGCCTTCAGCTAAGCCATCAGGGATTTTATCTTTTGTAGATGTAAGGATCTTAAGTTTTTTTGTTGCCATCGGTCACTCCGTATAGTTCTAGATATGAATATGCATCTTGAGAAGTCAGAAACCCTTTATAGATTATGTCAGATGGACTATTCAAATAGAATGATTCAACCGAAACGATAAATATCCCATCGACTTCTATTAATTTGAAGTGAATGCAACCACCGCTGTTCACAAGTTTCGTATCATCAAACTCATCCAACAAAACTGTTACCGGCACTGTCTGAACCATCATGCTCACATTGCCAACTTTGATTGTCTCTACTCTTTCCATGTTTACTCCTTGATTAATTCATAAGCTGGAGCAGGAACGTCTATGCCATGTTCATCTGGAGGGACGTTCATCCAATAATGAAGGAAACAAAACCACGCCCAAGGGCCGCCTTTTGTTGGCGAATCATATCTAGCTTCGCATTCACAAAAATCACATTTTGGAAGCGTTTTTACTTTTACTTTCTTTGTCATTTATGAACCTCTTGCCCTTCTCTTAGTAAATCATGCGCTTCGCATCTAATTAATTGAGAATATTCTCTAGTGCAGGATATTTGATCTAGATAAAGATTAATGCCGCAAACAGCATCTCTAATATATTGTTGCTCTTTGTCAATTTGTGTTTCGTTAAATATCTCTAAAAGAAGTTTTTGTGCTTCTTTGATCTTTTTTAGGCTTTTCATCTTGTGGCTCTCCATTTACGTTAAATCATAAAACATATCTCAATTTATGTACACACATGTCGCATTCATATAGACAAAATGAGTGGACTTCCAATAATGCACGAATTATGCATGGATAAGAATCTTTTCAAAAATAACCCTTCCCTGGTACGGTTGTCATATGAAAAATATCATTATCATTTACTCCAATGACGAGGAACCTGGCGTTGATTAATTGGACTGTCCAAAAGCGCAAGATCAAAGATCTAAAGCCACATCCAAAGAATCCTCGTAAGCTATCGAAGCATGATGCAGATCATTTAGAGAAGTCATTGTCAAAATTCGGTTTAATTGATAAACCCATCATCACCACTGACAACATGATCATCGGGGGCCATCAGCGCATAGCTGTTCTTAAAAAGATGGGCCATAAGGAAGTCGAGTGTTTCGTCCCAGATGTGGATATTGTCGAGAGCGATCTTAATGAGCTGAACATACGTCTAAATCGTAATGCCGGGGAATGGGATTACGATATTTTGGCCAATCAATGGGAAATCAAAGATCTTATTGACTATGGATTCACAAATGAAGAGCTAGACTTCCAAGATCCTGAGCAAGTCGATGCAAAGGATGATGATTTTGAGGTGGAACTTCCCCCGGAACCTCTCACAAAGTTTGGCGATGTTTATGAACTCGGCGATCATCGTCTTATATGTGGATCCGCTGCTCATTATGGAGATATCGATAATGTTCTTCGAGGTGAGAAAATAGACTTAGTCCTAACCGATCCTCCCTATAATGTAACTTATGATGGTAAAAAAACTGAAAGACATAAAAAAAGAGATGAGATAGAAAACGATGACTTATGCGATAAGGATTTCGAGCTTCTTTTGAAAGACTTTTATATGAACGCATTTGTCTTTATGAAAGAAGGCTCGGGTATCTATGTGTTTCACGCGGATTCTGAAGGCGAACGTTTCCGTCGATATTTCCGAGAGGCCAATCTCAAGCTCTCTCAATGCCTTATATGGCTTAAGAATAGCATGGTTCTAGGTCGCCAGGATTTCCACTGGCAACATGAGCCTGTCCTGTTTGGTGGCAAAGAATACACCGATCATGATCCTGTCCTATATGGCTGGAAAGAGGGTGAAGCGCACAAGTGGTATAACAATCGCAAACAGGTCACGCTGCTCAAGTTTGATCGTCCTACTCGAAGCAAAGAGCATCCTACTATGAAGCCTATCCCGATGCTTGGATACCTTGTGAGCAACAGCACAGTGCGTAATGATCTGGTATTCGACTTCTTCCTCGGATCCGGGAGCACTCTTTTAGCTTGTGAGCAATTAGGACGCAGATGTTGTGGCTCTGAGTTGGATCCCAGCTATTGCGATGTAATCGTCCGAAGATGGGTGCGATTTAGAAAAGAAAAGAACCTTACTTTTAACATTCTTCGCAATGGTGAAGCGTGTTCTGATTTTAACAATTGAGTCGGTTACATTTTGTCATCGACTGCTACCAAATCGGTAGATAACAGTAGGAAATTGGTAAATGCCTAGAAAACCCACTGGAAAGCGTCCGGGAAGACCTAAGATCCCTTTGGTTACTCCAGATCTTGATGAAGCTGATTTGTCTAAAAAATTGCCTCCAAAGCCTATCGACTTTGAAGCTGTTTTGCATTGGATGGACTTGGGAGCTACTGCCGCAGAGATCGCAGGAGCTTTTAGAGTAGGAACATTAGATAGAAGGTTAAGAGAACAAACTGGCATGGGATTTGGTGAATTAAAAGAAAAGGTTTCAGGAGGACTTAAAATTCAGTTAAGAAGAAACCAATTTAATTTAACTAAAACAAACGCAACGATGGGTATTTGGCTAGGCAAGATTTGGCTAGGCCAGAAAGAAGATGCTAGTGAATTAAAGGAACTTATCGTCAATGAACTCAGAGCAGGAATTAGGCATCTTTCTCAAGAGCCCGGAAGCAAAAAAGCTAGCGAGCCAAGAGTGGAGACTGAACAACCTTTACCAGATAGTTGATCGTGACGGGAATTCGATAAAATTCAGGATGAACCAAGTCCAGTGGAAGGTTTATCAGGAATTACATACCAGAAATCTTATTCTAAAGGCGCGACAACTTGGTATGTCTACATTTGCGGTTATTTATCTACTCGACCAGGCTTTGTTCAATGATAATCTTTCTGCCGGGATCGTCTCCTATTCTCTTGAACATGCTCAACATATTTTCAAACGCATTATTGGTCATGCTTTAGACAATCTGCCCGATTGGATACGCCCAATTACAGGGATTGTGCAAAGATCTGCTAGAGAAATTACTTTTGAAAATGGTAGCTTCTTGCGAGTTGATACAACATTACGCGGAGGAGCGTATCAGTTTGTTCTTGTTTCTGAGTTTGGCAAAACTTGTGCGCGCAATCCTGTTAAAGCTGAGGAGGTAATAACTGGAACACTCAATACCCTTTCTAAAAATAGTCGCTGCATCATTGAATCGACAGGTGAAGGTAATGAAGGATTTTTTGCAGACATGGTTAACTTGGCTCATGCAAGGGGCAATGATAAGCTTTCTCCTTTGCAGTATCGTCTTTTTTTCTTTCCTTGGATGGAGGAACCGAGTTATTCCATGTTGGATTCGGTCACTTACGGCGTTGAACTCACGGATTACTTCACTAAGATCGAAAAGGAGACAGGCCAAAAAATAAGTAAAGGGCAGCGTTATTGGTATGCCCATCAAAAGAGTGTGCAGGGCGAGAAGATGAAGCAGGAGTTTCCCTCTACAATCTCAGAAGCCTTCCTATCTAGTTCAGACGCTTATTATTTTCAGCAATGCATAGAAAGAGCCTATCAATCCAGCCGATGCCTCCAAACGCCTTTATACGATTCTCTCGAGCAGGTATATGTAGCGATGGACATCGGCGTAAATGATCTTACCGTCATGTGCTTTTTTCAGGTTATCCACGGTGAGATTAGAATAATTGATTACTACGAAGATAAAAATAAAGGTGTAGATTTCTATGCTAGATACCTCCAACAAGATAAAAAATATCTCTATCACACCATTTTCCTTCCACATGACGCAGCCCACAGAGATGGTATCGTCGTGGAAAACACTTACGAGCGTGACTTTAGAAGATTATTTATCGGAACATCGACGAAATTCATGGTACTTAAGCGCACCGATAAAAATCTCAACATCTCTAACGCCAAGATCAAATTCGACAGATGCGTCTTCAATATCAATCGAGTTAAACCGTTTCTTGATCAGCTCGCCAAGTACCGCAAAAAGTGGAGTGAACAATTTGGAAAATATCTGGATGAGCCATACCACGATACTTCTTCAAACTACGCAGATGCTTTTCAATATGCTTGCCAATCGGTCACACATATCGAAACGGTTGGATCAATGAGCGGATCGCTCGAAAAGCACAAGGCTGTTACTGAAAATAGGAGATTCAAAATATGAGCCAATGTGGATACATCGATGGAATGACTTTCCCAGATCTCCCAGAAGAGACGGAACAAGAAAGATTGATTCGCATAAAAGAAATTGATGGAGAATGGGTTGAGAGTAAATTTTATAATAACGTTCTAATCGAACGTCAAAAGATTTTGGATAGTCGTGAATATGCCTCATGTTGGTCGGATTCTGATTCTTTGCATTTAGCACAGGTTGATTGGCTTCTTAACTATATGGAGAATTTACCAAAATGACACCTCCAATCTACAAAAAAAGACGCGACTTTGACAATTATCCTCATTGGATTTGCAAGGAGTGCGCCGAATCATTGGGCCACAAAAATCGCTTTACAATCTCTTGTTACCATCCTGATGTCTGCGGGTGGTGCGAGCAAATGAAGACAGTAACTCAACCAAGAGATTACAACTGGCCACCTTACTCAAAAAAAAAGTGCGCTATAATAAATAAATAGTTATCTTTGGGTTGATGCTGCTGCATTGGTGCGAGAAACCTCTGCACTTAAAACCAAATGACGATTTGGGCTGTTTGTCTAGACAACAGTAAAAAAGGGGCGGGGGGAACTCCAAAAAACAATATTCGGATGTTTGGGGTGATAAGCTACCAGAACCCCTTTTATCAACTAGGATAGAGATGCTAACACGCGCCGAGATCTGGTCAGAGTTTCAGGAGAATTATCGTTATGCACACGACTACTGGGCACCTTTCGTTTCCAATGCACAAGTCTACACGCTCGCAGCTTCTGGGTACACGTGGAGTGAAAAAGAAAGGCTTGAACTCGACAAAGAAGGTAGAGAGCCGCTCGAACTCAATATCATGCGAAGACCTCTCGAATTCTTCTCAGGCTATCTCCGAGACAATCTCAATTCCATCGTCTTTGCCCCAGTAGAGGGTAGTGATCAAAAGACAGCAGATCAGCTTACAAAATTATCTTATTATGTGTGGGATAAAGGAGAAGGCTACTCTACCTTTCTAGACTCAGCTGATGAATGTTTCAAATCTGGCATCTCTCTTTGCGGGATCCAAATGGATTATTCGCGCGATTTCGTGAATGGGGATATTTCTTTTTACAAGAGATGCTTCAATCAGTTCTATCTTGATCCCACTTTTGAGCGAACCGATCTAAGGGATTGTGGATTTGGGATTATGCGCGACTTGCTCGATCGTACGGTAATCAAGCAGTTATTGCCTTTCGTTGATCCTAAAGAGATCGATGACGTCTCAAGTGCATTCAGGGATGATAAGTTTCTTTCCTATCATCCTAATTTTACTACTTTGAGTCGCAATCGCAATCTCATGGCCTATGATCAGTATTACAAGCGGACAACTCGTAAAAGAAGATTCCTAGTAGATGAGGAGTCTTCTTATTACCGGGATATTTCCCATTTAGAGGGAGATGAGCTTCGAACTCTAAAAATGGGGCTGAAACGCCTTAGAGATCTTCGAGAAGATAGTGAGATTGATCCTGAAAATTTACCGCCTGTTCTTGAAATTAGAGAGGTGGAGCGTCCTTATGTTGAACTTCACATCATGCTCAATGGTGAAGAAATATTTAATGGTGAAGACAAAACAGGCATCGTTGAAACTTTTCCTTTTGCTCCCTTAATTTGCTACATGGAACCTTCCATTTGGATGCCTTCGCAGCGTATCCAAGGGATTTCTGCTACGCAATATTACAATCAGCGCAATTTCGTGAAACGCCACATGAAGATTGTGGACATGATGGATTCCGATATCTCTAAAGGCTTCCAATACATGATTGGTTCTGTAGCGGATCCGCAGGATTTACAGCAATCTGGCCAGAATAAAATCATTGGCTTAGATCCAGATGATCCTTCAGTGCAGCGTTACGGTCAAGATGCCGTCAGACAGCTCACAGGAGGCGGGGCAAACCAATCTCTTATCGAATACCAAGCTGTTTTAGATAAGCTCTCCCTCACGTTGGCAAACGTAAATGAATCGGTTCTTGGGATCGATGAGAAAGGGAACACCCAAGTTTCTGGCAAGCTTGCAGAGGTTAGGATTGCCCAAGGCTTGCGATCTAATCGAAAGATCATGGACAACGTGGAACAGAGCCAAAAGATCATTGGCGCATTGGTAGGCCAAGCCATCCAGTTGAATATGCCATCGGGAAAAGTAAAACGTATCCTCGGCGAAGAGCCAACACAGCAGTTCTACGATCATGAATTTGAACAATACGATGCCGTAGTTAAACAGGGCGTTCGCTCACAATCCCAGCGCGATGCTTACTACTACGAACTGGTTGCTCTCAAGCGCGAAGGCATTGTCGACGTTCCTCAAAATACTATCGTAAAAGCCCTGCAAATGGCTGGTCTATCCGATCTAGAGAAAGACATGGAAGAGCGCGATGCATCTCTGCAAGAGGCTCAGAAACTCGCTATGCAAACACAGCAGGCAGAGCTAGAAGTTCTGAACGCGACCAAACAAGAAAAACTTGGACTTGCCGAAGAGCGAAAATCAAGAGTCATATCCAATCTTGCCCTCAAAGACGAAAGAGAATCAGAAGCGCAACAAAACATTGCGCAAGCGGCCTTGGATCGCGCCAAGAC